TGGGAGCCTCATCCCGGGCCTTGTCTCGCGCAGCCAGCGGTATGCGGACGCCTTCGGGATGGATCAGGCCGATGCGCTGAAGGAACTCGCCAAGGCGTTCTCGGACCCGGTCGAAGGGGCGAAGCTGCTGGACGAGCGGCTCGGCTTCCTCGATGCCAAGACGAAAGAATACATCCGGACGCTGAAGGAACAGGGGAACGAACTCGGGGCGCAGAAGGCGCTTTTCGATGCGTTCGACGCCTCGCTGAAAAAAACGACCGACACGACATGGAGCCTCACGCAGGCGTGGCGTCTGTTCCGGTCGGGGCTGGAAAGCCCTATCCAGACGATTGCCGGCGCGCTGGATAGCGCCCTCGTCGCGCCCAAGAGCGGCGCTCAGATGGCGGCGGAGCGCGCGCGCGCCCAACGCGCGGCGCTGGAGCAGAAGGCGAATCGGGACAGCATCGAGATCACCGACCGGGTGACGAAATTCATTCCCGAGATCGGGGGCAAAAGGACGCTCGAAGACGCGACGGCGTTTTTCAAGAATGCCGAAAAGAATGGCCCGGCGCTGGCGAAGCTCGGCGTCTCGATGACCGACTTCTCCAAGGCGCAGGACATTGCGAACGTAAAGCTCCAGAACTTCGCCACCGAGACCGAAAAGGTGCGCGCGGCGACCGAGACGCGCTCCAAGTCGATGGCGACGCTCAACGAGCAGACCAAGGCGGACCTCGAGGCCCAACAGACCTATACCGACACGCTGCGGGAGACGGGCGACCGCCAGCTTGCCGCCGCGAAGGCGGATGCCGTGCGCGCGGACGCGCTTGGGCGCGTCAATGCGGCGGTGCGGGCCTATAACGATGCGGCGAAGGAACAGCTCGCCCTTGCTGGCCTGTCGCCCATGCAGCGCGCCCGGGCGCAGATCGGGATCGAGGCGGAGAATTTCAAAAAGCAGTATGGCGCCGTCCCGTCCGGTGTGGCGGATCGCTATGCGGCCCTCAACAAGCAGTTCAATTACGACGCCTTCGGCGCCCCGATGCAGGACATGGAGGCGCAGAAGCGAATGCTCGCCGTCCAGAAGTCGGGGATCGGCAAATCGACGTTCGATAGCTCGTTCGATTCCGCCTACATGGAAAAATACAACCAGCTCGTGAAGGAAGGGATCGAGATCACCCCGCAGGCGGTCGAGCAGATGAACGCTTACGCCCGGGCGCATGCGGATCTCGCCGTCGAAGCGGAAAAGGTGAATCGGCAAGAGCAAGAGTTCCGCGACGGCCTCGATGTTACGCGCTCGGCCCTGAAAGATTTGGGGGCGAGTCTCGTCGATGCGTTCCGGCGCGGGGAGAGCGCCGCCAATGCCATGCTCGGCGTCCTCGATCGCCTGACGTCGAAGCTGCTGGATAAGACCCTCGACATGGGGATCGACGCGCTGCTCGGTAAGTCGGGCTCGTCGCAGACCGGGATGCTCGGGGGGCTTTTTGCCGGCGTCGGCAAAATGCTCGGGTTCGCCAATGGCGGGATCATGACCAGCGCCGGCCCGCTGCCCCTGATGACCTATGCGAACGGCGGCGTGGCCGACCGTCCGCAACTGGCGATGTTCGGGGAAGGCCGGAAGCCGGAAGCCTATGTCCCGCTCCCTGACGGGAAGAGGATTCCCGTCTCGCTGCAAGGCGGGGGCGGCGGTGGCAATGTGACGATCCACAATTACGCGGGCGCCGATGTGCAAGCCAAGCAGTCGCCAAGCGGGGAATGGATCATCGTCATGCAGAAGATGATCGAGGCGAACAACCAGAAGATCCCCGGCATTGTCGCCAATAGCCAAAGGCGGTCGATGTAATGCGCGATGCGACGATTCCGGTCTGGCCGGACGAATTCCGTCCGCGTCAGGCGACGGCGACGATTGATCGCCCGCTGTTCAAGGGGCCGAAGCCCCTCGACGGCCGGGAACAGGTCGTCGCGAGTTCCGCGGGAGGATGGGCCATCAGCTACGAGGGCGTCGCCCTCTATGGCTCATGGCGTCATCCAGCCTTCCGCCCGTTGTGGCTGCGGGTCGCGGCGCTCGGGTTGCCTGTCTATGTGAAGCCCGATTTCATCACGTCGCGCCCGGCGCAATCGACCACCACGTTCTCGGACGCGACCACGTTCTCGGATGCGACAGTCTTCGTGCAGGGAACGAGCGATTGCGTGCTTGCCGCCGCCGGCGCGAAGGGTTCCCGCAAGATCAGCGTCACCAACTCCAGCGTCTCGCCCCTGACCGTCGGCAACTTCTTCGAGCTGGATGGCCGGGTCCATCTGATCCAAGAGATCGACGGTTCCGCGTGGACGATCTGGCCCTCGCTGCGCGCGGATTATGTCGTCGGGACGGTTCTTGAGATCGATGACCCGCGCGTGCTCGCCCACCTGACGCCTGACTCGCGCGGCGCGGCGATGATGACAGATGCCCGGCAAGTTACCTTCATGACCCTCGATTTTGTGGAGGCGGGCTGGTGACGCTCTATTTTCCTGAAACCGTCGAGGAAATGCTCACCGGGCGCGAGGTGCGCGCCTCGGTGGGCGTGTGGTTCGACTTCGCGTCGCAGCCAATGTGGCTCTGGCAGGGCCGGGGGTCGTTTACCGACCCCGATGGGCATGTCTGGCAGGGCCTTGGCGAATTCGGACAGGTGAGCGGGTTGCAGGGCTCGTCGATGCTCTCCGTCGATCCCGTGACGATGACCCTGACGGGCCTCGATCCGTCGCTGATGGCGCTTGTGCGGGATCAGGCAGACGAAATTGCGGGGCGTCGGTGCGGGATTTATTTCCTCACGTTCGATGAGGATTTTCGACTGCTCGACAAGCCCTTCCTCGCCGAGCTCTATCTGATGGACAAGGCGACCCTGAGCGTCGATGGC